TCTAATACCACCTGATGTTGTTGCACCAGATCCAGATTCATTTGATGGCATTGTAATTGTAATGGTTGTGCTTGATGGTACGCTAGTTACCATAAATTTTTTATCGTTAAAATCTGCAGCTGCAAAATTAGAATTAGTTATTGCAGAAAAATTATCTAATAATATAATATCATTTTCATTAATACTGTGAGAGCCGCTAAAAGTTATTGTAACAACGGCTGATCCGTTAGTCGTACTAAACGCACTTGTAAGTGTTGTTGTAGATTTAATAGGATGTATATCATAAAACACACCACCTGAGTATGCATATAAAATTCTGTTTGTTCCTATGATTGCGTATTTTCTAGCTTTACTATTTACAAAATGATGAAGACCTCTACCAGCACCTGTTAACTTATCGTCTCCAAGTTGTTTCCAACCCCCTATCTTTTCAGGAGTGCCATAACGAAATCTTACATTATCTCCATCTACCCATTGTCCTTCAGCCGTGGTCTCTGTAATTTGTTTATTGATCCCAGGTAGAAACTGTACTTTTTGTAGCATATAACCTCATCATATTACATGTTCCGTATTGGTGGAACACCTAACATCGGCCTTTTGTCGAACCTGTTCTTTTCAGCAAAAGGACCATTTACATGGTTATAAT